CAACAGGGAGTAGTGAGAAAAAATGTCGAAGTTTAGAGCGAAAAAATTGGCCTACAAGAAAAAGAAAAAGTTAGAAAATAAATACAATCTAACTGAAAGACAAGAACGTATATTTTTGGAAAAAGCAGTTCAGACATTTATTGATTACAAACAGACTCCCGATGGTGGAACATTTTTGGATGGAGATAGTTGTGTTTCTCATTCTCAAGTGTTCCATTTATTCCTGAAAAAAATCGGATTCAATTCTAGTAAAGTAATCTGTGTTGATATTGCTAGTTGGAATAGAGATTATGTTGAATGGTATAATGCTGGAAATGGATATGAAACGACATCTGATGGATATGTTTGTGAGGGTTTTCCAAACGCTTACATTGGGTTATGTGGTCATATGGAAGGTTGGGATTTTCAAAGTGATTTAGAAGGATATGCAGGTCATGTAATAGTTCAGACAAAACATCATTTTATTGACTTAACTTTTGGTCAATTTTCTCGACCCGATAATGACATCATTGTTCCACCAATTATGATAATGCCGAGAACAATTTTTAGAACAAGAATAGAACAAGAAAAAGCAAATATGATTCCACCATTTATGATTCAGATGAATGATGACAATCGAAAAGCAAGAAGTTGGAAGGAAACAAAGTCAAAGAGAACTTTAGAAAAGGAACAACATTCTTGGTCAGGTTTCAAGAGTAATTCTCGGATTGCATTATTACCATTATACACGATATCAAACTATTCAGGAAATGTCATGTTTACTACACGGCCTGACCAAAAGATTTCAGAAAATTATCCTCGATGGAATAAGAAAACATTCTCAATAACAAACGAAAGAGTTTCAGAAGTTCTGATGTTAATCCATGAAGGAAAAAATCTCGATATCAAAGATAGGATTAAAGTCTATCAAGAAACAGGTCATATTACAATTGATGTGTCCGAAGATGAGTGAGAAAAAAGATGAGAAAATAAAAAATCTTCATATCAGAATCGAAGATTTAGAAAGACTACTTAGAAAGTCTAGGAAATCCGAGCGATTTTGGCGTAAGAAATGTGATTTGCTTGGTCAAGAGACTATTGACTTGAGTTTGGCTCTCAGATTCGCTGCAAATGACAAAATACAGCAAATTAGTCAGATGGGTAGAAGTCAGAAAGGTGCTTGGGAACTAGAAGGTGAAGAAAATGAGTGATATTGAAGAGAATCAACTAGAAAGTTTCAGCCATCGAATGTTAAAACCGCCATTTGTATGTCCTGTTTGTGAAAAAAAACCTGCTTGTATTACAACAATTGGTTGGAGAAGTTGTATGGATTGTTTTTGGGAAATGAAATCCGACAAAAACTCCGTGTTGAACTCAACATGAAAAACGCCATTTTTTGAAATATTGCTCAGTTTATATAGTCTTGAGTTCATATGGTTAATCGGTTCGGAAACAGGCGGAATAAAAAACCCCAATACAATCCGAATGCTCATGGTCGAAGTATCGTATTTGCTGGTCGAAGCAGAAGAGGGTCGAGAACTACATCTCGCAACAGATAATTTGGGGAATCGAAAAGTCATTATGAGAATGCAGAATACAGGAATGGAAATTACTTATTTCAAAGACTTGTTTTCTTCATTGGGATTCGATGTTTATTTTCAGAATGTCAGATTGTTGAATCCAACAGATGATGTCAAGAAATGGAATGTGGATTACAATGCAGTTTCAAATTATAATGCTAGAAGAATTACATTAATGAATCCTTAATATAGGTGGGCTTATCTAGCATAGATTACCCAACGGTAACACTCACATACAACTGCTTTACTGTATTTGTGTCGAGGGTAGGGGGCGTTGGGTAGGGTCGTGTTATTTCCTTTTTTCATCCCCCTACTCTCACCTAATCATCTTAGACATTAACCAGCGTTTTCTCTTTCATATTTATGAGTGAACAAAATGGTTCAAATTTGGTTCTTCAAGTGTTTGCGTTGTTCACAGTAATTCTATTATCATCAGTTTCTATGATGCCCCCATTACCAGCAAGAATAGTACCATTTTGGGAAGAAGATTCCTGTATGTGGTTTGATGGTGAAATTGTATCTAAAAGAATTGAGAATGAAGGTCTTGTTACAGCCAATTACATATTTGTCGTAAACGGAACTTTGGATAATGAAACAGATATCCAAATGGAAGTTCATGGAGATATTTTCTTTTACGAATTATTACCCATTGGTTCTTATTACAATGGAACTATTTGTGATACTGTTCCATTGCGTCAGGCGGTAATAGATGGAGTGATTAAATTCATCTCTTGATATAGGTGGGATTAACAGGTCTTATCATGGAGAAAGAATGGATATTCCCAGCGTCAATGAATCCACATGAGTTTGGTCGGAAAATGCAAATCATAGTTTTCGCAAATCCGAATGTCGAGTTTGTATTCAAACGAATTGGCGGAAATGTCGTAGTGAGAGTTTTGGAATGAGGATGATGTTGATGTCAACAATTAATTTGATGTCAACAATCCCACCATACCAATTGTTTCATCGAGTTCGGTCAGAAATGTATTCATTGTCAGAAATGTATTCATTAATATAGGTGGGGTTTTCTAACATGGATTACACAGGAGATGTGAACAATGACGGAATATACGAAAGCCGAAATAAAAACGATGACGAAAGCAAGTATCATAGATGCATTTGATAAATACGGATGCACCTTTGACGAAAAAACTGCTGGTGCAGTAAAATACACAGCAATATCTTTGATGGGTAGTTACCAAAGAATTGCTGCTATTTATGGTTCGCAAGGTGGTGGTGCATCAATATGGATTAAGGAAGCAGCATGGGAACAAATTAGACCACAGGTTACAGAAGGAAACATCCGAGTAGATGATGTTGATTTAACCAAGCGTGGATTCCAATGGGCTATCCATTTTGACAATCCAAATGACCCACACATTCAGATGGTTGTAGATGCTGTTGTTGAAGTTGGAGAAATCAGATGGACTAGAGCCAAGAAAAGAAAAGCAGATGACGCTCGCAGGGCAGAACAAAGAATACTTCGTGAAGCAGAAATGGCTGAGAGAAAAAGAAATCCATTTGCGTGAGTGATTGGGATGGAAATCCTAGAAATTTTAACAGAAAGTGGATGGTCTTTTATTGACCAATCTAAGATTATCGCTATTACTATAATCGAAGGTAAATCTGCTGAAATTCATATGACATCAGGAACAATTTTCACAACTAAGGAAATGGATGTTGTTCATAGAATAGATTTCCTAAAAAACCTAATCAGTTAAGAGATAAATTATGAGCGAAGAACTTGACCCAATCGGATTAGCGATTGTGATTGTCTCTCAGATGTTTTGTCTATTGGCAATTTTGTTCATTCTTTCTTGATTTCTGCAAGCATTGCATATCGGAATATTAGGCTGCAACTCAGTTCCGAATGCACTTGATACAGTATTATCGAGTTTTATTGAGAAAACGAAGTATTCATAACCAAAGTCCAACGTGAGCGAAGCGATAAAAGCGACCCGCAGGGTAAGGAAAATGATACCATGATAACAGAAAACACACTAAATGACCCAAAAAGTAGGATTTCACCCGAAGATTTCCATTATGATTTAACACCGATTCAAAGATATAATCGAATAAGAATGAAATTACAAACATCAGGACTTGTTGTTAAACAGCCAACAAATGATGACGAACATCAACACTATGCGTTAATACAAACTGAGGACATAAGCCACATACCAATTGCATACAGTCGGTTTGGTGGTCAAGTCCGTGAAAATAGAAATAGATATGATACAGCAATTGATTGGTGGGGAAGAAAGATTCCTTTGTCTGATAATACTAGTTCAGATTTACTTGAATTAGTCAAGAATGGAGATAGGCAATCAGCCAAAGTTCTCATGCCGAGAAGTTGGAATGTTGCGGCCAAATCTCACGATGTTGGAATCTATGGAGAAAAGAATATGGGTAATGGATATGAGACAAGAAATCTGATATGTGGATTCAAAGATGGTTCTTCTCCTAAGACTATTCACATCCCTTTGAATTACTATGGTCAGAACACAAGTGTAATTGGAACATTAACAGATAGATATGATAGGCTAAGAAGGTCTATACTTGTTCAAAGAAAAACTGATTCAAATGGAGAATATTATTATGTTTGTGAGGATGGTATTTTGTTCCATTCTGTTGCTGATACAAAAGTAGTCTCAGGTGGTCAATTTGATGACAAGCCATTCAAACAAAATTGCCTGTTGAACATTTTACCAACGCCAACATCTTTCATTATAACAACAGCAAATAGCACCAAGCCTTCTGTTAAACAACTCAAGAAAGGAAGCAACAAAAAACCATATGTAAAACAACTATCTGAAAATTGGGGTCTTTCACTAAAGGGTGCTGTTCTAGTGGCCTGTCAATGCTGTAAAGGAGTCGGTAGGACTTCGGCTAGTATTTACAACAAAGGAAGTGCCTGTGAATGGTGTAATGCAACAGGTCTAAGTTTCATCTCAGAAAAACAATTTCAAGCATTGCCTGATTCTAAAAAGAATTCAGTTGTTGAAACCAATGTTGAGACACGCCATGCTCATCCTGAGATTGCTGCACTTCAAGATGCTTTAGACATGGGTACAGTTCCTAACAGAAGTATTGGTTTCGCTCAATCTCTAGTTAGTCAATTTCTAGCAAATGGAAAACTATCTTCTTCTCAGATGTATTACGTCAAAGAACTAAATACGCCTCAAGCAAGTCGTGGTGGAAATCCAAAAATTGATGCTCTAAAGAAAGTCCATGAAAGTCTTACAGGTCGAGACAAAAACTTCGCAATTGATTTGATTGGTTCATGGAATAAATATGGCCGTCTTTCTGACAAGCAAATGTATTGGGTTGGGGAATTAACCAAGAAAGGAATTGCGACTTCTCCTGACGTTACTAAAGTGCAAGATGGATGGGATGCAGTTGTTGAACTATTCAATCAGTTTGAAGGTTCAGAAAACGGCAAACCTTTGAAACACCCAATCATCACTTTGGTTGTTGACTCCAACACCAAAGAAGCACCAGCACCATGCGTTCCAAAATACGGAACAAAAGGCGTTGAAACTTTTGATGCGTTCCAAAGAGAATTAGTAATTCGCCCATTAAACTTCTTTGACAAAAAAACAAGAACAACCGAAGCAGCAGAATTACAGTTTACAGAAGCAGAAAGAGCAGCATCTCAGGATAGCCGCAGATTCATCCAAACAGGTGCAACCCTAGCAAGAGGTAATGTAAACCGTTTCAACGGCACTATGACCCCTTCTATGGGGCTTCCTGACGATACTTGGATTGTCCTTCAATCCCTTCGTGCAGACCCAATCGCAACTATCCGTAGATTAGGTCGAAAAAGTGGTTACTGTTGTTTCTGCAACAAGCACCTTTCAACAGATGTTTCAATGACTCATGGATATGGTGCAACCTGTGCTAAGAATGCAGGTCTGCCTTATGGTAAAAAATCAGCAGCATTGATTGAGAAAGAAATAGAGAATGAAGTAAGCCGAGTTGTTATGCAATTAGAAGGCGGTTCATGGGCTGTTGTATGCCTAGAAACTAACTCAGTCATTATGACTTTCGACAACAAAGACCAAGCAGAAAATTGGTTGGATGAAGATACCAAAGTTTCCTTCCAAAACAAAGCAGGGGAATTAGTAGAATGAAAGTAACAAACTCACAAAGCGTATGCGTGGATTGTGGTCTATCCTCTATCTCCATTGGGGATGACCAACCACGCTGCCAATGTGAGTTCTGTATGCTATGCTCTAGGCCAATAAAATGGAATGGAGAAAAGTGGATTCATGTGGAATCCAAAACAGCAGTTTGGGTTTGGTCAAATCCAACTGCAATTGTGAATTGTGTAGATGCTCAGGCTTGAATCCGTCATCTACATTTTCCAATTCACAAAAATATTTTCTCTGACATCTCAGATATACCTGTTGACATCAACAGTAATTAACCGTAATTTCTCCTTCGATGATTATGGGAAACCGAGCGTTCAGTTTAGCAACAGGAAACAACTTAGTTTTTGCATCAACAACTAACCTACTTTCCATAGCAGGTAATAGCACAGGTGGAACAGTAACATTAGCACTTTACGATGGTAAAGTTGCAGGTGATATTGTAGCAGCAAATCTTGTTCATACTTTCACTTTGGCTGCTGGTGCAGTTACATATGGTTTTGAGGGTATTTTATTCCCTGCGGGAATTGTTGCAGTTTTGACTTTGAATGGTGGAACTGCTGATATTCTTTTGGAACACGATTGAGATTCAATTTGCATAGTTCATATACTGTTGAGTTCAACATGGTCGAAAAAGCACTCAACATCTTTTTTTCAGATTTTTACAAATCTAAATATTCTGTATTTCTGACTATTTTTTTCTAAATTTGATTTATTCTGCAACCTGCTATGGGTCAAAACCCTTATTTTCCGATATTTGCTTATTTAGAGCCAATCTGACGGCCTCTTTTGTGTTTTAGGACTCTACCTACCAGCGACCCCAAAAAACGGTCAGAAACGCTTCTATTGATATTTGTAAGATTTTATTCCCCAAACACGCCAATTTGGGGCAATCCACTATCTTCATCGAATCCAATTGCTAGTCTTGCATAGAGTAAAGCATGAAATGCGTGGTCATCTCCATCTCGACCAAATTTTGTTTTATTCTGAGATAATATTGGCCGTTGATTTTTTTCGTCTGATTCTGCTGATGAGTTCAAAGAACACCATTCATGTAAAACCCATTCCAAATCTGTTGTTTTGTATGGAAGTGAAATCTCTTGATTCTTGATTGCTTCAATTGTTGATTCAATGTAAGTAGTTCTATCAACAACAACCATGTAAATTAGATTCCGATTATTGTCTCTTTTCTTGTATTGGAATGGTGTCAGGGGGCGACTAGAATAATAACACGATTTTACCATGTCTCCGTACTCTCTTTGCAGTTCTTTTACCTGTCTTGCACCATACCCTATATCGCATACAACTTGTACGCAATTATAGCGTTCTATGAGATTTTTAATTTCTTCAACTTCATCGTTTTCAAAGTCGGCTCTTGAATCTAATTTTACAGCATTAACAATTTCACCGTTTTTTCTCATAATCACAACTGTTGTTTGATTTCCCCAATCAACACCCATCACAGTTTCTTCGGGTGCATCTACAAATCTCAAAATCTTCCTGTTGGTGTCAACAGCCTTCAATGCTTCATCAAAAGTCAACGGTTTTGTCGAACCAGCGAAAAATTCTCCAAGAACTTCATTCGCATATCTTCTTGGAGTGTAAGTTGCTTTTTTCATTTTGATATCTTCATCAGTAATTTCAGGATGCATTTTTTGACTGATATGATATCCAATAATTCCTTCCTCAGAATCCCCATGAATCCATTCTTCTCCATTCCATTCTCCTTTGGTAGTTTTTTCCCATAATTTCCAAAAGTCTGAACCCTGTTCTCTAGCAGTTCCACTAACAAGAACCCACTTGTATTCTGATAGTGCTAACATCTCAACTAACATAGGTAAAACATCTGCACCCGAATCCTGATATTCGTCAATACATACCATGTCTGCTTCGATACCCAATAGACCATGTGCATCCCCCCAATTTGAATAAGCATATAGGTGATTCAAAGACCTTGCACCAACATCAAAAGTTTGGTGGCTAACTGACTGTTTTATTCTTGGTTTCATCAGGCATCCACCATTAATAGATGACATCAAAGCACCATTGAATCTTTCATCAACAAATCTACTAACTTGCGGTTGTCTTGGTGCTGTGTAAACTGCATTGAAATATGGGATGTTCAAAAGTCCATACATTAGCAGATTACAGATAGTTTCAGTTTTCTCAACCTTCCTACTACATTTGAGAACAACCATCTTAGTTTTTGAAGATTTCATACTTGGTTGAAAATGCCGATAGACATCTATCAAATATGGTCTTTCGTGAAGGCTGAATCGCTGACCATTTATTGTTCTAAAATACTGACTCCATCTATCAGGATAAATTGCGATTTCTCTTGCTTGTGTTGCTGTTAATTTAGCAGTAATACTATCGCTCACGATTACTGCTGATATTTTGAGGGTCTATATGGTTTCGATTTTCAAAATAAAAAAAAGGGAGTCGCCCGAAGGCGACCCCCGATTTTGTTAGGTAGTTTTCAGAATCCGTTTTGTTGCAGATGAAGTAATCTTTCAAGTTCATCTATCAATCCGCCTAATTCTTCCATTTCATCATTTGTTAGGGTGTTAAATCC